ATATTTGAACCAGCCACTACATACCTCGCGATAATGCCTGCTGATACAAGATTCCAACTTCACCAGTTGTATCGTAAGGAAGCATTAATGCTAAAGAATCTGAGAGTTTTTCTGTTGACTTCATCATCATAAGTGCATTAGCTCCAGCACCAGGACCCATATTAATACCATTAGTAACAGGTACATCTGGTTCTTGTGATGGTGCAAACAATGGAGTTACTGCAGTTTGTTGTACAGCATTTGCTGCAGCAGCTTCTACTTGACCCATTGGCATTCCCTTAACATCGGGAGTTTTGGCAAGCGGAACAGCACTAGCATCAGCTGCTGTTTCTGTTGTATCGCCATAAAAATTAGATGGCATACGGTCTACACGCTTTGCATATTTCCCAGGACCTGATACACCCTTGAGCGGGTTCTTGGCATCTTCAAGCGCCATCTGTATCCTCCTGTATCTTTTCTAAATCGTTTGCAAATTCTTCCCACACTTTACCAACTCGTGATTGACGAGTGGCGTGGTAAATTGCTAATTCCATTAATTCTTCTGTAAATGCTGTAATGCTGTTTGATAAGTTATGCAGAAACCCAGTAAGTATTACTAGGAAATCTGCAAGATGAACCGAACGCGGAACTTCATTACGATTATCCACGTTCGGTCCACCTCACTGAAATTGATTAACCCTTTTTAACTTTGTTACCTGGACGTCCTGCTGGAGTTACTCCGAAGTATGTCTTTCCACCTGATGGCTTAGAAGTATCCTTCTTACCCTCAACTGGCTTTGACATAGGCGCTGGGGCCTGTGATCCTTTGTTCATATTGCACCTCCTTTACTTTATGCCGCGCCGCCGATTGAGGCGAGCAATGATGCAATGTCTGGTTTTCCTTGTGGAGCTGGTGAACCAGCAGCAGGGGCCATACCGCCAGTTTGTGACTGTATTGGCTGCGAGGCAGAAGCGGGGGCCGCACCTGCTGCTGGATTCATCATTCCAGGCGCCATTGCTGGCGTCTGAGGTTGTGGTTCTGGGGCAAAAGCCTCTTCCACAATAGTTTCGATTTGCTTACCCTTTTGACGGCCTTTAATTACTTCGGCGATGCGGGTAATAATCTGTGATGGATCTTGTCCTGATTGAGCAGCCAACGGAATAGTCTGTGCATATTGTGCAACGGCAACACGTAGTGCATCCCGCATTTCTTCAATATCAACTTTTTGTTCTTCTTGAGTTACATTAATTTCAATAGGCAACTCACGACGTACATAATCACGTGATACGAGCTTGTCTGAACGCATTTGTAGCAATGCAATAGTTGCACGGTTTGGATCCATACCAGACATAATTCCGTAACGAACATCTACTGAATAATCGCCATTAATAATTTTGGATGGAACATATTTCATTGAAAACGGTGTGCCGTCATCAATGCCGCGAATTTCTTTAATCTTGTTGCCGAAAATTTTTTCATCTACCTTAAAGCACAAGCCAATAACTTCAACAAAGAGTTTAGCAAACTGTGCTTGGGCTGCTTTAATCTGTGTATCAAAGCCTGCTTGTAATGCTTGTACACCGCGACCTGTTACAACTGAGGCATCTGTCTGGCCTGAACGAGACTCAGGGTAACGAGCACCCATACGTAGTTCACGCTCTAGGATGCCTGACTCTTGGAATACACCTGCTGGTAATTCTAGTGGAACACGGCGGATACCTTGTGGGTTAGCAGAGCGCATAATTGCATCTGGTCCAAGGGCTAGTTCTTGTACATCTTGTGGAATAGCAATAGGTGCTTGGATAGACTTTTCAGCTGCTTGGATTTGCAATACTGCAAAGCGAGCACGAGCAAGTTGTACTGCAAGTACATCATCAAACTGACCACGTGACTCGCCATCAATAGATGAGCGTTGTGCTACACGTACTAGACACTCACCGATTGGGTTAGGTGTACGAGATAGGATTAAATCTTTACGCTCTGGTAGATAAATTGTGTCTTGATCTTTGTCGTGGTAACGAATCAAAGATAGATACGGTGAGCCTGGTGTAAATGAGTTCTTGTTTAGAATCTGGTCTGCAAACTCTGGGTACATAGATGCTAGGGTCTGAGCATCCATACCAACGATTTGAGTCAATGAGATACAACGACCAAAGCGATCTACTTCTGGGTATGCACCAAATGGATTAACAAATTTAATGATTGGGTTGTTGTTCTCGTAATCAAAGTCAATCATTGCAATTAATTGACCGTAGGTATTAAACCAGTCAGCACCTGTGTACATCTGAATCTGAACATCAGACTCATCAATGTAGTAGTTAGCGACACGAGCACGCATATCGGCGGCACGGCGTGCTGCGTCGGAAACCATATTAGATGCTGAGCAGTTAAACGATGGCAGTGGTGCCATAGCTTCTGCTAAGTCACGAGCTGATACGTCAATGAGGTTTGCAATCAGAGGCTTTGGATATTCCTCAGAAAACATAGAGGGATAGACCTTTGATATGTCGCCTTGGCGAACAGAAAGGACATCGCGCATACGTCCGTCACGCGCTGCGTAACGGGTCTGCATACGATTAACCTTTGCGGTAATCTCTCTAATGTTTAACAATTTTTAGTCCTTAGAATCCTTGTTCTGTTTGACCAGCTACTTTAGTAGGCCATTCAACTTTGTCAACGGATGCTGCTGCTTCTGCTGCTGCATACTGCTTGCGACCTTGCATTGACGGAGTAGGCTCTGTAATAGCACCTTTGTCTACGTAGACTTCTTCGCCTTCGGCGTTAGTAATCCAACTTGTTTGTCCCATTATTTTTTCCTTTTCTTTTTAGTTGCAGTCTTTTTGATCATAGACTTCTTAGCAACTTTGACAATTACATTTTTCTCTTGGCGACCTGGTGTTGTAGGTGGCATTGGCATTGCTACGCTCATTTGTCTCCTTAGACGAAGTGTCGCTCTTGTGCTGCAATCAGTTCGTCAATGTTGACGACTACTCGTTTTTGTTTTTCGGCCCTAGATAGGAACGGATTACGCATATGGTTTTGTTGGTACTGACCATAGTTGAGCATCTCACGTGCTCGGATTTCACAGAACCAGAGCGCCATTACTAAGTCAGTCTTGCCCTTAGTAGTTGGAGACCACGTAATAAGTTGTTCAATTAAAGCCTTGATGTTTTCAGTTTGATCTGAAGGTACGTGGATAAGGTTATCTCTGTGGTGCTTACCATCTGCTTGCTTTGTTCCAAACAAGGTAGACATACTTGCTACACCAAAACCAGCATCCCATTTGTTGCTACCAGTGTGGTGTTCTTTAAGCTGAACGCCACGTGATGCTAGGTGCTGACGGATTCCTTCGTCCTGCGTTAAGAAAGACTGGAAAGCGTTCTTCTCTACAATCCATTCGGACGGCTTGTAGATTTCAGTCCAGTCAAAAATAAGTTGCCTAATTTGCGCTGGAGTCGGTCTAGTAATTTTATGAGTATCCACAATATAGCGCTTATGGTCGTGACGATTAATTGCGTAACATACAACGGCAGTATCACCAACCATAGCAGGATCCAAGCCGCAAATGAAAGTGAATCCATTAAGGTCTTTAGGATGACCTGGATAGCCCGCATTTAATGCACCCGCCTTACGCATTCCATCAATCGAACCACGAACACATACAGGGTCAAAAATAGCGTCATCTGAAATGTCCTGTTGTTGGTAAATCAAAGCCCACGTGGAAGCATCCATAGATTGGCGCTCGTTGTATAAGTTGCGACCATTCCAACGTGGGTAAAGTCCTTCTGGTGTCTTATCAGAATCTAGCTGCCCATCAAATGGAGCATCGGAAGCGGGCCAGAGTGTTTCCCATTTGTCAGGGTCTTCATCTGTTTGAAGTAGTGCTGGCATAGCCAGATACTTCCAAGGTACTAGACCGCCTGGATATCTGTCGGGGTTACGCAGTTCGCGGTACAAGTCAATACTAGCAACGCGGGTTCCAATAATAATGAGCTTGCCTGTTGGGTTAAGGCGAGAACGTACGTCCTGCGTTAGCCATTTGATTTGTCGTTCAAAGTCATTTGCGTTGCTTAGGGTTACAGCATCGTCTACAATAATCATATCGGCACGCTTGCCGTAAATCTGACCGCCAATACCTACGGCTTCAATGTTCGGATCTTTTTCACCAGACTCACGGAGTTCATCTCCAAAGGTGATGCGGGTTGCCTGCCAGCTTGCTGACTTAGAGTTAAAGCCAACACCTGCGGCGTATGCCTGCTGGAGTTCCTCATACTGAGGATGAGTCAAGCGCTGCTTGATAGCGTACAAGAAGTCTGCCGCTAGACGCTGGGTCTGGGAGACTATTAGAATTCTAAAGTTAGGGTTACGTGCTACCTGCCACGTAGCGTAGTCAACCGTGATGGTCATAGACTTTGCGTGGTTAGGCGGAATGTTTATCAGGACGCGGTTATCCGCCAGTCCTTGTTCCCATTTCATACTAGGATGTAGCCACGAAGGTTCACGACCTTCGATGACATCTACTAGGTTTTGCTGATGTGGAAAAGTTTTGGAGTGCAGGAAGCGTTGACGAAATTCAGAGAAGGAAATGTCGTGGACGTCACCAGAGGCAAAGGACTTGTCTTTGAGTCCTAGCCTAGTACGATCTACTTTATCTAAAAATACTTTGTCAGTTCTGCGGTAGTACTCGTATGTCTTCATAGACTTACCAGCTGAGGCACAAGCCTGCTCGATAGTCATACCTTCTGCTACACAGCCAAGGATAATTCTTTTGGCTATGTCGGCGGAATTATCTGCCACGTAGGTCTCCTTAATAGGGCGCGAAGCGCCAAAAAAAAATCGGGCGGAATGCCCATTCTTTATACTAGGGAGAATGATGATTACTAGGCGCAGCCATTTTTATAGAACTCACCCGACTAAAAACCGCGACTGCGGAATGCCGTAGACTCCCGAAGGAGTCACAGCGACTGAGGGGTAAGTCAGTGCTCAGCCCTAGGGGGCCTCGCAAGAGGCCAACCAGACAGTAGACGGGGCTTTCCAAACTTACAGCCCCTACTGTATATAAGGCAGGAAATTTAACTCATTTCCCGCTTTCCGTTATTTTATTTTATTAATGTAATGCACATCACATATTTTACTATTTTGACCTGCGGTTTTACTGGATCCACTTTAACTTTAGGAAATATATTTATTTAGGGTACATAGACTACAACACACCTAGAATTAAACACACGGGGTTGCCTTTCCCGCCGTAGCCGACCCCCCGCCCCCTGTTTATTGCCCTGTTCGGGGCGGTGTTGCTAGGGAATCGGGCGGGGCTGACTCTCCTATCGGCAGACCTTGCCCCAAATTAACAATGGCCAAATGATCATTCAGGCCCTATCAATTAGACCCAACAGGCTAACCTCAAACCGCCGCAAAGCTCGTGGCCTGGCCTGTCGCTGTGACCGGTAGACCAAACAGGATCCGACCCTTACCAAGAAAACACCTCCACGGACCGGTGGGCCTGTTTGATCAATCAGGCCAAAAATGGCCACAATCCTTGCGTGTCTTGTATGGGGTAGACACCCACATTGTGTGCTATGCTTTCTTTGTGGGAATCGACAAGCCCATAAGGAGGCAACAAATGGAATACGACACAACAGTAACTAAGCAACAAATTGCAGGCATTTTACGTAAAGCAAAAATTGTTCGTTACAAAAAAGTCGCGGGCGGCAAAAGTGTTTTACGCGACATCACAAGAAATTATGCTTATTACTCAGGTGTTGAGGTAATCGAAAAGTCAACATCGTATAACAAAAATCCTCGTACCTTGCGCCCTCGTTACATAAAAGTATTGACAGGCAAATTCACTGTTGAATTTACCCACGGATATAACGGCCAAAAATTCACACAAGAAGAGGCAAAAGAAATCCTAAACAAAGCCATTGCCGCCCTTATCAATAACGGATTTATTGTTGTAAATGATCATTCACTCTATTTTGTAGTTGCTAAGGAGGCGACAAAATGAAGGTAAGAACATTTGGTTGTGAAATCTGTGGGCAAGATTATGCCGTTGTTTTGCAACACCCAACAAAGCACGGCGAAATAATGATTTGCAAAGCTCATTTTGATTTGTTAAATGCTGTACAAAAAACCATTCTCACTCAATTATTAGGGGAGGCAAAGTAATGCAATATGAAGGAAGAATCTCATTCAAGACAGACAAGGCGATAACACCTGCACAAATAAGCCAAATGTTGGATCTTCTTTATTTGCAGATTAATGAGCCTGTAGATGAGGCAGGAGATGACGAGGATTACACAACAGAAAACATATTCGTATATCTAAATGAGGAGGGCAAATAATGAGATACATTGCAATTTGTGAGGGTACAAGGTACCCAATCTACTCAAGCTTAGACATCAAAGAAGAGGCCGTTTCTACTTTGTGGTCATTGGTACACGATTATTTAGTAAGAGCAAACGCCCCTACTCAATCGATGAGTGCTGCCGAATTGGAAGAATACTTTGGCTATCTGCTCATTGATACATTGGAAAAGCCTTCGGGATTTCTCCACAACTAGGCCGAAACGCCCCCTTTGGGGCGTCGTGTGGTGAATCCACGCCTGATGATGGCCATCAGAAACCGACAAGAAAGGCAAGGCAATGCAAACAGACAAGAAAGAGTTTCTTTGTACCTGTAACGGATGCAGAAACTACCCAAAGGATCTAAATCGCCTTTATTGGGAGGGCTTAGTGTCTGAATTAAACGGGCATTATTTCTCCCCTAGTAATCGCAAATTTCATCGATCACGAATTACGGATTGGACATTCTTCGGTGAGAGTCGGGGCGTGGCAATTAAAGAAACCCGCGCCAAAGGTTGGGATATAGAAGACGGGCGCGAATACGCCGTCTCTTTGTGGTGTAAGTATGGAAATTTAATCGATTCAATTACACAAGATAACGGCAAAAAGGCGGGGGCTTTTATGGTATCGGATGAGGCTCACAACAAAATTAAGGCCTGTGCCTGCCACGGATGCCAACTAGACCGACAGGGGCGCAACTAATGACAAAATGCACACAATGCAAGGCAGAAATTGACCGCCTCGCGGTCTTTCCTAATGGTCTGTGTGTTGATTGCTACGCACAAACAGAAGAGGCAAACCGCCCAATAACGGCGCAAGAATTGGCGCGAATGTGGGGGGCCAAATGCTAACCCAAAGAGGAAAGAGAGTACGGGCTGTCTTGATTCTGTTCGCCTTGATTCTTGCGGCGTGGAGCTTTTGGCAGGTAACCGCCAATTTATGGGTGACGCCGTCGGGATGGTGTTGGGGATCAATGCTTGAATGCGTTGAGCTGTAGAGCAGGCAGACAAAAGAGAAATTTACCTAGCGCTTGACTATCGCACACCGGCTTTGTCGGGTCGGTGTGTGGTAGCCTACCACCAGGTAGGCGGCCTCTTAGAGTGAGAGGGCGCGAGAGAGAGAGAGAAGGCGAGCTATGAGTGAAATATACGATATAAATAATAACTGTGTGGATTGCGATAATTATATCTATGACCAACACAGAAAAAGTTGCAAATTCTATGTAGACGAAACTTACCTAGATTTTATTAAAAGAATAGAAAAGGTAGCCCAATAATGGCTATGTGGGACGATCCCGAAATGGTCAAATGTATCTCGTGTAACAGAGAGTTTGACCGCAACAATTATCAGTCATACACCTGCGCAAATTGCGAGAGTGGTGTGGTAGAGAGGGTAGACGAATGAGTGAACCAACGAAAGAATACTGGCAGGCTAAGGCACAACTATGCGAGAAGGTTGCCTTAGATCAGCTAATGAACCTAGATACAGCTAATGCTATGAAGAACCTAGAACGTATGGTCTACGCACTCAGTCGAGTGGGTATTACGAACGAGAGAGAGGGCAAGGACAATGGATAATGTAATGAGCTGGAGCGAGTTAGCAGAACTAACCCACGCTACACAAGTGGAACGCTTCAACTGGTGTATTTGTGAGGACAATGATGGATTAGAGAACCCGTATAGCGACTGCCCAAAAGAGGGAGAGTAATGAGTGAAGTAATAGCCTTTCACCCCAAAGTATCACCCCTATTCACCTTCTATGAGGTGGTAGAGGGAGAGGGAAACGCCGTATGGGGCGGCAATGATCCGATAGAGGCAGTCCAATGGCTACGCCGTAGCCCTATCAACTCACGCCTACTGGTATCAGGGTGGGACGCGGAAAATGAGGACGCTATGTTGGTAGGTCAGCCCTTAGATATCACAAAGATTGTATTTGCCACCCTAGCAGGTGTCTTATGATACTAGGAATCATTGGCATAATGGTAGTCTTCTACCTATTGCTAGTAGCAGAGGATAAATTAAATGACTAATGAATTAGAGAAAAGGATAGCGCAAGCCACAAGGAGAGCAGTTCAACATCGTAACTACAGAAGGGCGAGAGACCGAGCTTTAGTAAGATTGGCTCAGGCTTACCCCGATACCTATAAAGAACTCTTAGCGGTAGAAAGGCAGTTTGATGAGCAACAAGGTAAAAAGTGGCTTGATCTTAGCGGTAGTAATA